TAAATGCGACGGTGGTGTAATCAGATTTTGTGAAGCCATTCTGTACTGTAGTGGCGTCTCCACCAGTTTCAGCATAGATGTTTGTTCCGTCACAATACAATGACATCGCCGCGCCTTGCGGAACGATAATCCCTGTTCCCGCTGCGGTTTTAACTGTCCGTGTAAATGCTCCGCTAGTATTATTTACGAATGTATGCTGACCTGCAATCGATGGAACTATTACGTTCTGGTTCGTCGTTACAGCGCCGGTCATATTGATTAACGCCGCGCTGTATTGGGTATTCGTGAGTACTGTGTCTGAAGTTGAAGACACAGCAACGCTTAGGACTGCCACTTGGCTACTCACCCCGGATGTGTAATACCCAGTCACCGCTGTATTTATTTTAAACGAAGCACTACCGCCGGCCGGAATTGTCGTCGTGTCATTGACTGTGCCGTCCAGCGTATTCGTCGCCGTATTCAGCGCAATAGTCACTACCCCCGTACCCGTGTTTTTGTAAGATATGGTACACCCCGCGCCGGTCGCGACGGCATCGGGTAATGTGGCAGTGAGTGTGGTCGTGCATTCGACGGTGCGCATGTGATCGGCGGCGGTCGCTGTGTCGTTACCAGCGATTTGGCGGCCAGAGAAGTCTAACGCGGCCACAAGGGCGACGTTCATTGCTTGGGCGAGGACGAGAGTGGGATCACCAAGTTTGTTCTTCACATCGGCCCATTTTGGCACGTTTGCCGCAACGAGCGAACCGTCATCTGGCGGAGGCGAGACGTTGTAGCCGGATTGATTCTGCGTTGAGTATTTAGTGCCCATTTTCCATCAACCTCTCACATTCAGCGTTGCATTCTTTCCAGTTGGCGCCGAGCAGCCAGATGACGACGCGCTCAAAGCGACTCCCCCATTTATGACCAACTCGGTAGGGGCACCGGGGGTCAAACCCGGCTTCAACGCTACGAGGCCAGATGCCCACATCGTACTCCGCTTCAAATAGCGCGTCAAACGCATCACATTCTTCAGTCGTAATGCCAGCGGATAGGCACATACCGACCTCGATCAACTCATGGAACAGAACTGCAAACTTATTCTGCCAGCTTATCTCTTCAGAAATGAAGATCGTAATCGCATCCCCATCAACTCGCCAGTGCCCAATTGTCGTGAACTCGTGGGTCTCATGGGGAATGAATTTGAGGTCAATTCTCTTTATCGTCGTCATCTTCAACCTCCTTCAGAAAAGGCTTTATAGCGGCCAGGCGATTCAGGATAGACGATTCGTACTCCATCGAGAGGAAGTCAAACATCGGGCGATAATAAATTTTCTCGAATATCACACGTTCAGCGGCATAGTACGCGCGCCCCACGGCGGTATCGAGGCTATCGGATGCCCCTGTGGCTACGCCGAGCAGGTCGTATCCGCCGACCGATACTACATCACCCTCTTCAACGCCTTCGCCTGGAGGGGCTTTTTTGATCAGATAGAAAAATGTGTTGTCGGCCACATCCTCTTCCCATTCAACCGGGATATCGTCTTTGGACGAGGCTGTTTCTTCGCCGTTGCCCTCCAAGTTAAACAGGCGTACAGCCGCGCCATATTTGTTCTTCAGCGGGTTCACGCCGTTGCAGATGTCCTCGAAAAATTTCGCTACGAATGGCTCGCCTTCGTCGCGCATGACCATCTCGGAGAACATGCCGTCCCAGCCGAATCGAGCGCTGCAAAATTCGGTGAAGTAAAAATCCTCACCGTTGTATAACAATCCTGCGTCATAAATCGCAATGCCAGGCTTCTTCTTTGCGAGGTCGTAAATTACCTTCGGAAACGCGATTTCGTTCATTCGGCAGTGCTGCTCGGTACGAACATTCAGGCCGATTGCACCGCCCTTTTGCACGCCAATGTCACCCGCGCCCAGAGACTTACACTCCATTTCTACCAACGAATAGACGTACTCGCCGTTGTAGAAAACCATAACAGGCGTAACTTCGAGACAATTTGCGATTTTCTCTTCCAGCAGGAAGCCGCCCGTCTCGTAATTCGCACGATCCTTGAGCAGAGCTGATGTGACGATACGCTTACCTACCTCGACCTCGCTGGTTCGCGGTACGATAGCCTTCCCGGCGTTCCCGTTGCTCTTGAGCACGTAGATGCTGTCCGACTTCTCGATGTGCGCTATGCCTTCCTTAACGGTCTTGAAATTGAACGAGTCGGCTACCCGAACATCGGGGTAGTTCTTCTTCACGAAGTCTTTGGCAAGTTCACGTTCTTTCTCCATACGCCAGTCCCACTTCGTCGGGAACAGGCCACGTTTGAAGCCCATCTTACTGACGGTTTCTGCGATGTTAAAAAGATTAGAATGGTCAAAAAACACGAAATATTCGTCCTGTTTATTCTTCGGCACTTTTGCCAGCATGGACAACACTTGACCGAAGGGCTGTTTTTTCAGTAGGCCGTCATAACAGGAGAGGCGTTGTTTCTTGAATTGAGGCGTTTCGTCATCTTTGGAATCGGGGATGCCGAGCTCAGTGACGGATTTAACCACACCGACGACGACTTTATGGCCTTCATCGATCAGATGCTTCGCGATGGGTAGCGGATACGGCTCAAGGCTGAAGAACACGTAGATCATGATTTCCCTACCACCTTCGCTATCATCACCGCGCCGGCATCGACGCAGATTGAGGGTAACTCGCCGACGAGCGGGAGTTCAGTGCATCCGAGTATAACGCGTTCCGCGCCGTTGCGCACCATCATTTGAACGATACCGAGAATGGCGCATTGTTCACTAAACCCGGCCTTTCCCGCGATGACCTTCGCAATCACATCATCCACCAGGTCTTGCTGTTTGTGCGTCGTGCGGATTACCTCAATACCGTGTGAATGTAACGCGTGGTCGTAGAGACGTGTCTTCCGCGTACAGGCCGACGATATGACGCCAACCTTGGTGTGTGGCTGACATACTTTGGCCGCCAGATGAATCATGTTCTTGATCTTCGCGGTAGAATCCTTCTGTAGTGTATCGAGGTAGATGTGCGCCGTATTACAGGCAATCAGAATCGTCTCGCAGCCATAGTTGTTCAGCATCGCAACGGAGGCTTGTAGCGCGTGAAGCGTCTGCTCTCCGTCTGTCACGCCAGTAGCGTTCATGCCCGTCTCGGAGATGTTGTGGAGGACAATCTCGGGGAAGTCGCTGTCATTGACAGCCCCCTTACGTTGATACGCGCGGATGAGGGAATCGTAAAACCGAACTCCCGCCGCCGCTCCCATGCCTGAGATGATGCCTAGTTTTTTCATTTTCTCGCGCCCTCGTGCGCCTCATCCAATACTTCTTTCGCTGTGGTCGTTTCTTTGTGGGCGGCGGCGACAGCATTATTCAATTTCTTCATCTCTGCGAGTTTTTCACTCTCTGGAATCAGTAACGCCTTGAGTCGTTTCTTACCTGATTCAGCCGCCGCAACCGCGTCCTTGAGGGCCGTTTTTGCAAGGCCATAGTCACCTCGGAGGGTATTCACAGTATCAACCCATTTCTTGTGCTCGGATTCTTTATTCTTCTGGACAGCATCCGCCGCTGCGATGGCCGCGCCCCGTCGCTCATTTTTGGCCTTTTCCATCGCGGTATCAGCACGTGCGGCTCTCGCCCGACCATTTTTAATGTCAGCCGCCATCTTCGCTTTAGACGCCACCGCTTCATCGGCATGGAGTTGTTTGGCTCTTGCTCTATCGGCTTCAGTCCGAGCGGTACGCGCCACATCCGCCGCAGTCGGAGGCTCAACAGGGGGTTTTGCTTGTGACGCGGCCCTCTCCGCAATAACCTGTTCAGCGGTTTTCTTCACGTCGGACGGCTTCCATTCCTTGTCGGGGGTGTACCCATTCTCCGGGAGCGACTCGGCTTGCGCCGTTTTCGATAGAGGCCGTTTCGCCAATGTTTTTATGATCGGAAATGAACTGAGCGCACGCCCCGCTGCGTAGTGCGTGTTACCGATAGCCGCATGACCAGCGATTGCGGCCATCTGTGGAATGCCATTCTCACCTTTCGCTGCACGAGGATTAAAGCCGCGCATCGCTTCAGGGAAGGCGTCTGCAATTTTACCCACAGTGGCTACTCCGCCATCAAATTTATCAGGGGCCTTACTCCACTCTTTGCCTAGGGCGATAAAATCGGGTCGACCTGTCGACGGACTCGTGATGTCTTCAATCGTCTGCGCTTTTGCAAAAATCTTCCGAGAATCTGCAATTACGCCGACGTGTTTAATATTATCCGGATTAGCGGCGACAGAATCCGCAACCGATTCTTCAACGTGTTTGTCCAGCGCATCAGCCGCATCCAGCAAGGCCTGTCCTTCGACCTTTTGTTGTCTTGACCTGGCTTTGCCGTACTCCACAGACATTTTGTGCTTCGCTTCTTCGCGAAGGGCGCTGGCCGCTTTGAACACATCTACCGTAGGAATCGACAACGGCCTCGCGCCTCCCATACTAGCTGGCGAGTTAGCCACAACCTCAAAGCTCTTTGGCATCACTGGAACATTGAGATTTTGGATGGTTTTGATTACATCTTCCGGTACGGATACGGTCGGGACGTCCTTCGCAACTTCTTCGCGTCGTGCGCCCTGCGCATCGCGGACATCTTGCAAGTCCTTCGTCGAGATAAATGAACTTCCGGGGTCAAGTCCGATGTCGGTTCGTAGATGGCCAATAGCGGGTTGCGCGTTCTGGTCAGAGGCAGCGTCGTGCGTCTCTTTCATTTCAAGCATCGGGCGTTTCCCAAATAAACCTTCGGGTATCACCATGCCTGCGTCATGCGCTTCCCTGACAGTTTGCTGTATCGGCGTGTAGGGAACTGGGCGAGGTGCCGGGGGTTCTTTTACTCCAGACACACTTCGAACTCCTTTCATCACATCGGAGGGAAGCGTTTTTGCGCCACTCCAGACCGCGCCCGGTGTAGCTTTTTTCACTCCGCGCACTACGCCTTTAGCCGTATCCGTCGCAATAAGTCCTGCTTGCGCAGCAACACCCGGTATGTGTGGGATACTCGGGCCGAAACCGGGGATAGGCGGCAATTTACTTGCCTCAAACGCGGTTCCCAACGCTTCAGCTTCAGATTTACCTGCTTCAGTCCTTGGGGTATAGGTGTAACGATCTGCGAAAGACCGCATACGCGATTCTTTATTCGCGGCGGTATCGCCCGTCAGACCCCCATAAATCGCTCCCCCAAGTGTGGCCACACCGCCCGATATCGCGGCTAACCCAGCTTCCCCGGCGCCTACTATGGACTCACCGACGGTGGGCGCTGGTGTGGGTGCAGGGAGTGCCGCTGTACCGGGTATATCGCTGGCGGTGTAAGTATGCGGGGATGACTCCGCGATGATATCTGCAAATGGGTTTGAGGGATGAACCCCGTTAGGTAGCGTCAATACCGGGTTACTAGCCGTAGGGGGGACACCTAACTTCTTATTGGCGTAGTCAACGCTTTCTTTTGGGGCTTTATTCACGCCATACTTATCTACGTTTCCTTCGCCCCAATTGTAAGCAATCAACGCTGTTCTTGCATCACCATCGTATTTATCGACTAGCCGCGTGAGATGCTTTTTTCCACCGACTACACTCTGAATGGGATCAGTCCTGTCTGTAACCCCCAAGTCTTTTGCGGTATCAGGCATGAGTTGAACCAGGCCGACGGCGCGCTCTCCTTTTCGAGTCTTTGGGCCAACAGCATTTGCGTCTCCGCTGCTCTCGTCCCTTATAACTTGGGGCATCAAACCGTCGGCAATAATTTCTGAAAAGGCGTTTGCCATTTTACATTCCCTCTGGTAGAGCTCCGAAAGTAGATATGAACACGGGTTTTAACCCGGGGTTTGCTTTTAATTTAGCGATCGCCTTAGCTTTTGCCGCGTCATTGATCGCCCCCCAAGTGGCGTTCATACCTCCCGATCCCGTAGACGCACTCGCCCCACCAAAACTCGCGTCAATCAGTTCTTTACGCTGGTCTTTGTAAGACTGCATACGGTACGCCATTTCTTTCTTTAGCGTTGCGATCGCCCCAGCGTACTGTTCCTTCGTCATCGCCGCATTTATCAAGTCGGCGGCATGAGCTCTTGCAGAATCCGATACGGCGGTGTTGCCCATCGAACCCGACATAATTTTTGCATACTCCGTGACCAACGAGTTATTTGCAACCGCCAAGTTAGTCACATCGGCGTTACCCGCAAGACTCTTTCTTCCAGCTTGTAGCCATTTATCAAATACTGGACTGCCCAACCTATCGACCTTATCGGATAAAGACAGGGATAAATCGGCAGATTTAGTCGCAGTTTTCTCAAACGCACCGACCATCGCCTCTTGTTTGGTCAACTGCCCAAGGGCTTGTCCGCCCGCTTTAGAAATCTGTTGCTGCACCACGGCTTCCTCGGCTGTCTTACCACTATCCCTGAGAAGTTTAGATGCCTCCGATAGAATCGCGATCTTTCCTTTGGCCCCGCCCATCCCAAGTGGAGGAAGTTGGTGCGTGATGTTATAGTTTACCGCTGCATCATGAATCGCCTCGGGTGTCATCTCTGCGCCCGCTGCGAGTTCGGATGCACTTGGTTTGCCTATGACGCCGGATTTAAATGCGGATACGGTGTCATTCGGATTCAATCGAAGGGCCGTCCATTCCCCGTCCTGCCCTTGATGCCAAGCAACGTGATCTGACTTATTCCCAGCCGTAGCCGCTTGTTGCTGCGCGGCGGCTTTCTGTGCGTCAGAGCCATATGCTTGAAGATTTGAGTCTCGGGCCGTTTGTGTCGCGGCATCGAGTTGATCTTGGGTGAAGGGTTGCCCGGTCGTAGGGTCAGTCTGGCCGCGCATGGCATCTGCTGGAGCACCAGTCGCTTGTTCCCCAGCGACGTAGTTTGCCTTACGAGCGTCCTCCGCCTGTTTGTCTTGTAAGGACAGTGTGGCCAGTTGGGCTGTTTCGGTCTTACCCACCGGCGGCCCGTCATACCCCATCTGTTGCAATGCATGATTGCCTGCCACAGGGTCAACCGCGCCAGCACTGATACCCGCGATAACCTTCTGTATCCGGGCATCCCGGTCACTCGCTATCTGCACATTCTGCGCCATTGCAAGCCGTTTCGCATCTTCGTCCTGCCGGTTCTGAGCGTCAAATGCCTGCGGCGACATTGTGCCAGCCGCCGTCCGCAATCCTGAATATAGTGCGCCTAAGAAATCAACCATTTCGTGCCACCTTTCACTGCCATTGACCTGTTGAGGAATTATACTGCCATTGACCGCCGTTGGGGTTCGGGTATGAAGGCATCGGTGGCGTACTCAACCCATTCGGCCCCCCGAGCGCATTGCTCACACCAGTAATCATGTTCCCTGTGGCGGTGTTCAACTGAGTTGCATTCGCCGCACCAGCCTGTTGAGCAACCTGGCCTTTATTCATCGCAGCGAGGTTCTGATCAGCAATCGTCGTCCCCAATCCGGCCTGTTGTACGGCGGTAGTCGCCTGATTCGAGGATATCCCAGACTGAAGTCCAAGCGACTGCTGCGTGGCCGCTGCTGTTGTGTCGGCAATGGCTCGCCCGGAGTCGGTCAGGTAGTTAGTCACAGATTGATCGCCCAGTGATGAACCCGCCAGTCCGCGTTGTGCATTACTTTGCAGGAGTGCCCCATAGCCTGCCGATTGTTGCTGTCTGAGAGGGTCTACAACCGATTGGACGTATTGCCCTTGATTCGCCCCTGCCGCGCTGAACAGGCCCGCTTGCTGATTGGCTACCGTGCTCAAGCCGGTCGTTGCCGCCGTGTTCAGCGCCGGAGTAGCTGTTCCAAGGCTCGTCGTCGCTCCGTTTGCCCCAACCACGGAGGATGCCACAACTCGCCCGGTTGTTGGATCAACGACGTACTGCGAGGGGTTTACCTGATTTGCTTTTACCTGGCTCAGTGCCGCCGCGCCAGTAAGTGCTGATGTCCCCGTGCGCAGTAATGCAGCCCCGGTCGGAGCGTTGAGGAAATTCATTGCACTTTGAGGAATATTACTCCAATCGAACGGTGTTCCTGCCGGGGCTGCGGCTTGCGCCGTAATCGCGTTTTGAACAGCCGTCGCATCCGCCTGACTGATAGCGCCTGCCGCAACCTGCCCTTGGACAGCATCCACCGCCGCTGCCGTGTTGATCTGCGCAACTGTGTACCCGGCGGAAGAATAGGCTTCTGCTGCGGCAGTCGCATCTGCTGCCGAAAGACCTGGACTGGCTGTTTGAAGGGCACTAGCCATGTCTGACACAGAAGATGCACCCGCTGAAGCAGCTGGCGCCATAGAAGACATCGCCGCACCAATTCCAGAAGCGACCCCGCCAGTCAGTCCGCCGTAGAGCATCCCTTGCCCGACACTTCCCCCAGTGACCGCCGCAATACCCCCGCCGACCAGAGCGCCTGCCGCCACGCCGCCTATGATTCCTGCCGCAGTCGCACCCACTCCTGCTGCGATAAGACCTCCACCTACATATGCTGAGACGAATGAAGACATTGCCACTCCTTATCTAATTTTACGGATTCGACTTGGGATTGCCGGTAATCCACTGTGATTTCTTCACCATCAAGCCCCCCGCGTGACCCGGCTATTGGTCGTTGCGCTACGAGGTCAATTCCTCCCGCGCCGTTCGCTCTAGGAAATGCGTTTGGTATTTTTGAATGATTTGTGTACCGGCCAATCGGCGTTCTACACAACCCGATTCGTGCGGGAGCAATCACTTCACCTTCCGCTATGTCACTTACGGCGAATACACCGCGCCCTTGGATGTGAGAATCTGCAATCGTGAATTTGTACATCCCGTAGGGCAGTGGTATCAAGTCGGCGTGATTCTCCACAACTGCCCGCACCTGTTCTTCGGTCAATCCCCGTTCTTCCAGCAACAGAGTGTAGTCAGCCACATCTTCAGATCGATCAACGGTTGATTTAACCTGTTTGTTCATCAGGATCAAGGGGTCGTTCATGTCGAGAAACATCGCTTCGAGCTTTGCGATATCGGTTTCGTCTGTGGCGTAAATGTTCTGCCACACCATGTCCTCTTTGATGTACCCCACGTTACGGCCAGGTGGCGATACAAAAGTCATCGGCGCTACAAGCTCTTTAATCTCGGCCTCATCTGTCAGGACAAGCACTCGACCTTTCGTGAAATTGTTGGTACACGCAGTTTTATGGATCTGGCCGATAGCAAATACGCCGGCAGACACGTGTGCCTCGCGAATATAGATGCCGGGGCCGAAGAAATGTTGAATATCAATCCGAGCCTGCGGCTGCTGAAGTGAGTGCGTAATCGCGTCATCTACCCGCTGCGAGGTGAGGAATCCGGTTATTTCTGCGAGTTCATCTTTCATCACTGCGGCCTTTGAAGCGGCGAGGGTGTGCCGAGGGGTGCGGGTGCTGCCGGTGGGCTCGGCACACCAGGGGCGGCTGGGGGCTGACCGGCTGGGGCGGTGGGTTTAACGATGCCCTTCTTGGTTAGGTCAGCAATCTGTTCTGGCGTAACGTGGTTGAACTTGCCGTTCGCGTCCACACTGCCCAAGACCTTCCCGGTATTGTCCCATACGACCTTGCCGTCCGCCGAGACGAATACTTTCTTGCCGGGTTCATCAACGCTGCCATCCACAACGCCCGCCGTGACCTTGACCTTTTTGCCGTTAATATCAATTTCGCCGTTGTACTCCTTGCCCGTAGGCTTACCTTGTACTGGCTGACCAGGTGTGGCCGCGGGCGGCGCTGGTTGAGGCGCGGCAGCGGGAGGCTGACCAGTAGCGGCGGAAGGGGGCTGGCCGGGGACGGGCGTGGCAGGCGCTCTCAGCCCCATCATCCCCGAACTATCGTCTGTTGTTAAACTCATGATTTCTCCTGTCCGAACTTCCCGCGTGTACTGAAAATAAACTCATCACCCCGTCCTTGGGGATCACCGCCAACAATCTTTCCCACATAATAGATGACGCCGTAATTCTTTACGTGGTGGAATAGGTTCGCGGTGCCCCGCAGGCATCTCACCACGCACACACCTACCTGTTTACTGTAACGGACCCAATTGAAGAATCTCACATTGGCTCGCAAAATATTTGATTTCGTCGCCCATTTGAAAAACTGAACTTGCGGTTCAATCCGGGTGCCCGCTGAGTCAATGGAAATGACACAAATAACGCCGCGTTTACCCTTGAACCGCCGGTTGTAATCTTCCACTACAAGCGTTGATGAATACTTCGACAGATCATTGAGCATCCGGTCGTAAAACGCATCTTTCTCCATATCTGCGGGAATGTCAAATGAGCCTTCTTTATACGCCGCCCAAAAAACCCACAGGTCATCCATTGAAAACGGACGAATGAAGGGTTTCGATTTACGGAATAGGCGTTTCTTTTTATGATCAAAAGAGTTCAACATTATCGACTTTCCAAGGGCTGACTGTTACGTTTTGTAATGTGAGATAGAAGCCGTCACCCTTACCTGTCGGGCTAAAGGCCTGGTGACTGACCGATCCGGCCAGTTGCGCGCCAGAATTCCAGTATGCCACGCCGCCCCAGCCAAGACCAACCTTATTCCAAAGAAATGGGTTTAGGCCCGTCGTAGCGCCCTTCAGTTTTACAGTTGAATTGCTTATATTAAACTCATCTGCCCAGTTAAAGGCGAGGCTCAATACTGAGTCTGTGCCAACGCGCCGATACTGCACTTTCCCCATCAAGATTGTTTCGTTGTAGGGGAACGGCCTGAGCACAGTACCGTCGATCAATCGTGTCGTGCGTTTGCAGTCGATAGTGTACGCGCCTGCGTCACCGCTGGCTCCAGACCCATCCATGTCAAAGATGTTACCGTAGGCATCTCCCCAATAGACGGTGTACCTAGCCTTATCGGGATCCTGCATATACTTCGCTGCTTGCGCATTGAAGGAATTTGGGTGTTGCGTTGTGTACACACTCCAAGGACTCAAGCTCGTGTTTACTGCCGTGTCGGTTTGCCCACTGTACAAAATGTCCTTAAACAGCACAAGAACTTTGTTTGCGATAAAGAAATACACCTTTTGAAGCGTTTCATCGTAGATGCTCATCGCACCAGGAAGACCGGATGCTGTTGTCGGTATCCATCTGGAGACATCATTGACCTTTACATCACCATAATTTTGGGTGGAGCTCATCATGCTGATATTCCCGCCTTTTCGGACATACACTGCATCATTGCCTATGTCCACCAGCGACTCATTGCCTATCGAGCAAGACCCGACGTAAAAATCAACGAAAGTAAAAGTGGACGCACTCGTGCCCACCAATTTAAACATCTTTCCGTCAACCGTGGAAATGACGAGGATATTCTGCCACATACACACCCCGTTAATAGCCTTCAGGTCGGGGGAGAGTAAGTAGAACGGCTCAAGTCCTGTCGAGAATGTGGCACCACCCGTATTCGTAGGGCCGCCCCGATTCGTCAAGTTCAATGCTTGAGGGTTCTCAAACGTCGAAGCCAGGATCATGTGCGGAGTGGCCAATCCACAGGTGATATTGAAAAACCATACCCGGTTCAGGTAGACAATAGAGTATTTTGCGTAGAATGCGCTGGCCAATCCAGTGGTCAGAGCACCAAAGGTCGTACCGTCCCACTTCTGGACAACATTGTTCAGGTTCACGTCGGTTATGACCAGATACTCTCCCAGTGACCAGTAGGTGTCTCGCAACAAGGCATCCACGACTACCGTACCTACGCTGGTGAAACTGGTGAAAGTAATCGCCACCGTTGCGGAGGCGGTGCTGTTGACCGATACTGTGATTTGTGTGGTTGAGTCGATGGAAAGTATTTTATTAGGTGCTGCGCCAATCCCGATCCCCGTCACAAGTTGACCTACCCCCAACCCCGCTGTTGAGGATAGCCCAGTAATAACCCCGCTTCCCGAAGTCGTCGTGCCGTTCAGTACGGAGTTCGATTTTCCGTACCACTGATACACCGTGTTGCCGGCACAGATGAGAATGGTCTTGACAATCGCGCGGGTGATCATCTGCATGATCCCCGTGATCTTTCCCGTATTCGGTGCCGTTGCTTCGAGGTCAAACGGGGGGCGCGGAGATAATTCAGTCTGCCTGGCGCTCAACTCGAAGTTGTATCCAGCAGATGCCTCGTTTATATCGGGAGTCTGATTCTCATTTAACCCCGCTGCGAAAGTCAGTGTAAGTTTGGGGTCTTCGGTATCCCGACTGGCTATGTTATATGCGGAAGGAACGGCCATATCGTTTTCCTGGTTTAGTTGGAACTATCAGACGCAACAGGGTTGAGCGGCATTCAATGTACACAGGGTCTTTTTCAATGGTTGTGCCGGGCAGTCGCGGCTGTTGCGAGAATAGTGAGTTGAATTTGATTGCCGCGAGTTCGCAGAATTTGAATACCTCGATGTCTCGGATGAACGGCATGTTGTCGGTTTCAATCAGGGGTATCACGTCTTTTTCATAGTCGTAAGTGAGCACACGACCATTTACGCTGGCGTCGGGCACTTGATAGAACCCGACTTCTTTGGTCGGGCCATCGACGTAGTAGAAAAAGTTTGGATAGCCGATTTGTGTCCGGTAGTTGTATATTTCACGGGCCAGGTGTTGCTCGCCGCCCTTCCACTCAGGTATCTCATAATTTTGTGTTGCGTCGTAGAAATAGGCAGTTGAATTCCAGAAACCAACAAAGTCAGTCGATAACTGGTAAATTCGTGTGCCGGTGCCGCCGGATAGTGTGATTGTTCCAGATGCTCGTTCTTGCGGGAAGGTATAAAACGCGGTCAGGTCGGTCAGCACACTTTGAATAGCAATCATTGCGAGGTTCAGCGTTGCACCATGCTGGAGGTCAGCGAAGGATACAACAGGGTCGGTATCCCCTCGTATTACCCCAGACAGGCGCAATACTCTGTTTACTGATTGGACAAATGTTTGCATGGCATAGCGCCTCCTGATTAGACCGCATCATAGCACAAATAGAAAAAGGGCATCCCCGGTAGAGAACGCCCTTTTTCTGGGTTTAGCCGTTAGGCTAGATTACAGCTTGGACGACCCGCTACGGATCTTGTAAAGCCACGCTTGATTGAGGACCTGACCCACATGGAATGCCTTCCAAGCTAGCGAACCGACTTCGTTGTACGGATCGAGCGCACCACCGGAACCCACCGCTTTGTAGATCAACTCTACGGCAGGAGGAGTCTTGGGGTTATACATCTCGTAGCTGTTCGTGGCGTGCATGTTGCCCAGACCGACGGTTCCGATGGCTTCCTGACCATAGATGAACGAGTCATACACATCATGCGCCTTGGTAGAGGCACCGCGCAGACCTACGGAAGAGGTCTTACCCGCGCCGGAAGCGATGGTGGAAACCTGTGTGGATGACCAGCGAACGCCGTTGACCGCGCCGAATTCAAACGGCATGGTTTCGGTGTAACCAGCGTATTGCTCAACCGCAACGAAGCCGGTCAAAGCGCGAATATCTTCCTCAACGTCCACGTGACAGATACCGTAGTAGCTGGAGCGGATAGGTTGTGTGCCGATATTCGTGGACCCCATACCAATCGGGGTGAAGGTACGCCCCGCACCGCCGTTGATGAAGTTCACACCGGACTTGATGTCGCCCACCGATATAGCCGCCGAGATGGTAGACACACCTGCTGCCCCACCTGCCGCGCCATTCGAGTAACGGACATTGGTTGCCGCCTGATAGGCAGAGAACATCAGCGCATTCAGCGATTCACCCGCGTTCGCGCCCAGGGTGTCGAGCAGTTTGGCCGCTTTGGTGTTTACGTTGAACAGGTCGATTTCTTCCGTCAGGACGATTGCGTTACCTTTTTTCAAGATCGTCGCGGTCACAACGGACAGGGTTGGCGTTACGAAGTTGCGACCAAAGAACGCAGCGGCAGTGCCGGAGAGTTCAGAGAGAGTCGCTGTGTTTGCAGCCAGGTTGTTGATGCGTTCCCACTTAACCGAGGCGCTACCGCCGCTCTTTTGCAAATTACCAGCCAGTGTACCATTGAAGTACGGCAGCTTTTTGCGTGCGGCGGACAGCAAGCCTTTCATCAACACGTAGTTGACGGGGGTGGGTAGGAAGGTACTCGTGTTCGTGATAATTTGTGACATGATCAAATCTCCATAAGTTTAGTTGTTGGTTCTGACCATATTCGCCCAAGCTCTTTCAAACTCTGCGCCTACCAATCCGCCCATCGGATCGTCGTCAGAACCCTCAGTTTCAGTCGTTGCCGAGGATTGTTGTGCAGCTTTCAAAGCCTTCCGACTCGCGGCAGCTTGTGGATCTACTTTGACCTCAAACTTTTTACTGATTTCCTTGGAGATAATACCCATCGCCTTAGTCAACGCCGCCTTCGCGGTTGGTGAGTTGTTTCGGGCATCCCAAAGAGCTTTAAATTTCACGTCTGTACGAGCACGTTCATTCAGTTCAAAATTTGCCAAGGCCGTTTTGGTCTTGTCGTCATACGGTAAATCGTTCAAACCTGCATTTTCCTTCACGAAGTCAGTTGCCTCGCGTATATCTTCCTCTAGCTTCGCCTGAGCGGTAGCTTGCTCTCTTTGAGCACGCTCCTGCCTAAACTCTTGCTGATTCGCTTCCAAGGCAGATTGCTTTTCCACCAGGCCTTGCAAAAACGCTTTGTGGCCGTCATCGTATGCGTCTGGGATGTCAGCCGGAGTGGGTTTCTCTGCCGGTGTTGCAACTACTACTTGTGGTTGAGGCTGTGCCTCTGTTATACCAGCCTCTTTATAAACATCTTCGAGAGACGGTTCTTGTACCAGTTCTACATTTTCCGTAGTCATTTTAATCTACTCCTAGTTTATTGGTTTGTCAAACGGATTTATCACGGACATTATCGTGTCAAACATTTGCTGCCTGGTTGAGTGAAAAGCCATATCCCGCGTATTGTCCGTCTTGGGGTCATACGACGGGACGATGGGCCTGAACCCATTTAATTCCTTCACCAACATCTGAAACTCGGGATACTGGTGAAGATTTATCAGGAGTTGTTTGTTCATAGCATCGCTCCATCTGTGGCAGGCACCGCGACTGGCTCGACAATTCCCATCGTGCCTTCTGTTGGTTCTTCCGGCATCCGGGCGTGCTTCGCCACGGTGAGTGCCACGGTATGCTCGAACGCTTTGATCATCTGCTCCAGTTTAGTCGATTTCAGTTCATGCGCTTGATTACCCATCGCGACCTGATGATCTGCGGCCTGCTTCTGTGCCTTCAGGTTCAAGTCCGCCACAATGGCTTCATGCTGGGAGTTGGTCTTTGTCATCTTCGCTTCGTAGTTAAGCTCCATCCCTTTCTCTTTGACCGCGAGCGCTGCTTGCTCACTTTGAAGTTCAGCCTGCGCCTTCTGCAATTCTTGCTGAAGTTGCATGAGTTGCTGCTTAACTTGTGGCGGGATGGCGTCACCTTGCAGCATAAACCGCTCAGGTGCCTTCGTCCCGGCGTCCATGTACATTTGCTTGAGCACGGCTTCAATATCCATCTTCGCAGCCATCGCCGGATGCCCAAGGGCGAACGCCGTAGTCTGCGTAAACGCCATGTGTCGGCGCGCTTCGCCCAACATACCTTTGCTGCCCACAACTTCAAAGTGAACTGAGTCAGGCAGGTCTTTGTGCTCGACACGCAAAAAATCGGGTGAATCGAGGTCGGGATTGTAATACGAGAACTTGAAGCCCCTCTTCGCCAGGTTCATCGCGTGCTGCATGTACAGAAAAGTGCGCAGACCGTCATCCACCTTAATGGCAAACCCGAACGGCCCCGCCTCCGAGTCGGCCTGCTTCGTATCGACCTCTGCCTTCGTCGCGCGCGAACCAACTTCAATACCAGGACGACCGAGGGCTTCCGTCATGCTTGTCTTGCAGAATTGCACACCATTCAGCGCAACAGCGGGATCGCCAACTTTAATCTCTTTGAAATTTGATGACCCCTTTGACGAACTCTTTGCACCAGGGAAGATCGTCGGGCCGCCGTTCACTACAAAATCAGGATCATTCCCATCATAGACGAGGGGTGGGCGGGTATGTAACTGTACTGAGTTCACAAATTCATTCGCAAGGATGCTGGTGATGCTCTGCATCGGGCTTTGTTTGATGATCGGAGAGAACGCGTAAGGGTCGCGCACGTCCATTCGTTCGTAGCATTTGTAAATTACAGGTGGGTATGGTGTTTTGTTCTCGTTCAGGTAGATCAGCTTACCGTTGGCGAGGATGGCCTTGTAATTCGGAAAATACAAATCGTCAACGGAGGTATTCACGCCGTCGCTAGACTTCGGTATGACCACATCGCCCCAGTACGTGACGAGTTCAATATCCTTCGTCTGATTGTCCTTAACGGTTTTTTCTTCCTTGGGAATTTTCTTCAGCGCACCCTTAATCCAGCCTTCGCCACTCTCGGCCATCTCGACTACTTTATGCAGCGGCATGTAGGATGTAACAAACATTGACCCGGTATAGAACATCGCAGAGCCGACCAGCGAGGGTGACGGGTCCGGGTAACAGTTCCACATACTGTGAGGCACCCAGACAGGCGAGGTGATGTCCTTGGCGCTTGTGCCACTCAGGTACATCGTCAGGGTTTGCTCATCGACTTCCGCCACAAACGCGCCGTGGTGTAGGGCTTCCTTCAGGGATAGCTCAACTCGGTCGCGCAGACCAAAGGTGATGTGTTGCTGGGTAAGCAGCGCACGCAATCGGCCATCCATCTGCGATTGCATTTTTTTGTCCATCGGGATTTTCTCTCCAGTGGCCGCATCCAGATCTAGCGGCGGCTCAACGTGCGCCTCGAACCAGTCACGGGCATCGGGGAAAATAACGCGGAGCAGGTCGGCAGTCATAATCTCGGATGCCTGGGCGAGCACACCTAACTCGAAGGCATTGAGCCATTCTTCCTCGGCATCAACCTCTTCCTCTGGGGGGTCGAGCGTTACCTGGCGATCAACGACTTTCCACATTCGCTCGTGCTTCTGGCGAAACTGCGAATTCTTACGCTTGGCGAGTTCGGCCTTGAGAATGGTTTCCGCGCGCTTGAAGTCCTTCTCGGTGATCTTGAGTTCCTTCGTTTTCTTCTCGCGCTTCGCCGGTGCAGCGTCCGTGCCAGGCTCAGGCTTGGTCGGATCAGCGGGGTTATTTTCGTTCTGCTCGTTTGCCATTATGCTGCACTCCAGTCAGGCGTCGGTTCAACGGGCGGCTTCGCCGCCTCGCGCATTTCGTGCGCTTTAACTTCGGCGCGAATCAACGCGGCGTAGAGGGTACGTATGCGGCTTTCAAGTTCTTCAAGCGTTTCCATCACCAGTTCCTCCTACCTTGTTTTACCTTCACTGGCTTCGCAGCGACGGGGATTGTTTGGGCATGACGTAATGACATCACGGCATACCGGCATGATTGCAAAATGTCCTCCGACTGCTTGACTAACTTTCCTTTTGTGTCGCGATGGAACATGCGTTTCTCTTCGAGGAACAGTTGACAAGTCCGAAAAACCTTAAATCGTCCCGACTCCATCCGCTCAACCATGTCAAGCAGCGAGGCTTCCACAGAATTACCACCTTCGCCTTCCTTCTGCCCCGCTTGGGGTGCGTTCGTCGCGCGTGCTGGGAGCAAGTTTAACCCAGCTTCAACATATTTGTCGCGTAATTGTTCACCCGTGCCTTTTTCCGTGTTCAATCCGTCATGCGGCCATGCCACTGGAACCCAGTCGCCCCACGCTGCAATAGCGAGGGCATGGACAGCAGGAACGGCCTTCGACTCACGGTACTCATTCGTCAGGTATATACAGTCGTTGTCCCGATCCCACGCAATTTGCACTGCACCAAATGGGTGATCCCATCCAAAGTCAATGCCATTAATGCGCGGCCAGTGGCGGGGGATAGGAAACGGGTCAACGGTGATGGAAGACTCTGACTGAGGAAACACCAAGCCGGCGCCCATCAGTGGGCTACCGTTACGCCGCATCTCCCGCTCATGCTCTGGAAAAGCAGATAACTTGCGTACCTTATCCTCCTCAGTAAAGTGGAGGGCATCATCCCACGTAAGGATTGTGACAGACTGGCCAATCGCTAAATCATTTATGAACTGTGTGACCAGTTTGGTCATACCTTCTTCTGGCGTAAGCGTCAGATACAGCATCGCATCCCTAGCCGCAAGCCCGGCTCGAAGAAACTGTGACCATACGTCCTGTGGCGGCTCCTCGTCTAGCCAGCCAACGCTTACGCCTGTGACGCCCATGAACGCTTTGAATCCCTGCTCGTAAGCACGCAGATAGACCGTGGACATTCCATCGTAAACGCCATTGGTAAAATGCTTGACTTGCACTGAATCGTAGGCATTTGTCACCCCGGCTTTTCGGGTCGCTTTGCCAACACAGTCGATGGGGACTGAGCCTGTGCCGAGTTGTTTCTCATCTAGCGGGTCGCCAAATAGGGCTTTCTGGATAATGTCACGACAAGACACGTTTGTTACCCCGCCGCACACCATCAGAATAGGGTATTTATATCGTACACCTTCATACCAGTCAGGGTAGCGACCGGTCAGGTGCATAGCCCCTTCCATTGAGCCACAATACGATTTTCCTCCTTGATTGCCACCTAACAAAAGCTTCTGTGAGGCAGGCAGGTTCGTCCCTTTACCTTTGGCGTTGTGGAATTCCATCTGGCGTGGATAGGGGGCGTAATACTCGAGGCGATAAATCTTTTTTCGCCGTTCGAGTTGGGCCAGTAGCCCTAATGCGTCACCTACTCCCGCCATAATTTCTTCACCCAGGGTGTCATCAATTCGTGTGGGTTCGGCCGACCATGGAATACCACAATCTTCGAGTCTTTCGGTACGCCGAACCGGCAATGCGTTTTATACGACACGCAATCACGCGCACCGAACGTCTCGGCATCAGGCAAAAGATTTGTGATCACATCCTGATCGCCGTGGTATTTCTCCATCATGGCCGGCTCAAACTCGTCCCAGACGTGCGACACGTCGTCCGCTGGGTCAAATAGCATGACGCTGGAGTTATAGCCACCGACGTTCCAGTCCGCGATGATGTGGAAGCCATCCAGTGCAACCAGTGAATCCAACGAGCCCGTTATGACCACATCCAGGTCAATATAGAGGGTGCGTTCCTTCAGAATGCCTGGCTTGAACAGATGCATCTTCGACCACCAGCCGGGGAGTGACTTATGCGCTGGGCGAGCTACGCACTTTAACCCTTTCGGGTCGTCAGTCAGGCAGACGAAGCGATGGGGAACAGTTAGATTGCGCGCAACCATCGCCTGAAGGATATTCACATATTTCTTCGGGTATTTTGATCCGACGTTGACGCACACGACTTCTAACATGATAAAAGAATATCCCTTCCATACCGCGCGATGATCTTGTAGCCGAAGTTATCAATGAGCCAGCCTTCTGTCTCACCTTCCTTCGTGCCAAACTTGGCGTAGCAAGGCTCTTTATCTTCAATCGCAATGACCGGCTTGAACTTTGTGATTGTCACCTGTGCGCCCTTGAGCGCCGCCAGTTCAGATCCTTCTATGTCGAGCAGAATTAAGTCGCACGATTCAAGCCCGAGGTCATCAATTCTCAATGTTGGGACGAGTCCTTTACCGCGTACATATTTCGCTCCCGGATTGCACTGCCCTTGGTTCTCGTCCACGATGCTGACGAGGCCGGGTTTATCGCCAAGTGCCGCTTGCAACTTAATGACGTTTGACTCTGGACAATTTATGCCCAAACAATAGAAATTCTCAGCGTCGGGTTCAAAGGTGTACACCGAATGAAACTTCGCAGCCAGGGTGCGGGGGAAAACGCCGAGGTTCCCCCCCGCTTGAACACAGGTATCCCACGCTTTAATATATGGCCACACCTTTTCGAGTTCGTGAACTTCATCCGTGGCTGCCGTGTAACATACTTCGTCATCGACCGGAACGATGAACCCCCGACACTCTTTAGTTGTGGGGGCTTTCATCATTTTTGCCCGCGAATGGCTGGTTTTTTCACGCCGGACGGTTGCTTGACGACCTTTTTGCTGGTCGTTTTCATCGCTTCATCACCGTCTTTGTCGGATTTCTTACGAGGAATAGGCTTTTTCATTTCTTTCTCCCCGTACCGTTCAGCGCCTTTGGACTCAGCTTACCGCCAGGGTTCGGGGTAGTCGAGCCGCCGTTACTGGCCGAGCCGCGATGGTTGTCCCCGATGTTGTGCTTGCCTCCAACCTTAACCGCACCTTTTTTGGCGATATCGTGTTGCAGGGTAGTCGTCTTGCTCAAACCATTCTTTGACGCCATTATGTTCTCCTTGGGTGTTGGATTGAAAATGTGTGACCACACACGACACAAGTATACATTTTTTCAATGTGTCGCGTGTATTCTCCCGTGCGATGATGCAACGGCGAATATTTGCACTTCGGGCACTCAACTGCGAGTGTATAGGGTTTATTGTTCACGGAATCGTTTCAACATATCCATCGCGGTGTTTCACACCCGGTCTGGATATTCCTTAATGGCAAACCCGGTCGCGGCCGATAACTGCCCTCGATCAACCAAGTGTTTGTCCTCGTGCTCGAAGTTATCCCACTCAATATCCAACTCCCGGCACAGCATGTCATACTCAAAGTCAAGAATGACCGAGCGATTCATGTTGTAATACAGGAAGGACGCAACCAGGTAGTTCGAGAATTTATACCAGAGGGATCCGTCCCAGCGGATAGAATAAATTGGTAGGCTATCGCTCACGCCAGTCTTTCACAGATTTGAATGTCACACTATCTCCATAGTAGGGGGACGAACCGATCTGGCAATGCCAATCAAGCTCGTCCACGACACCATCCGCTTCAGTTCCTTTATCTGCCAGTATCACCTCCGTAGGCGCACCCACCGCCGCTGCAAAATGCCAAACCGACGTCGGTACGGTGACAATTTTACTGAGTACCGAGCAGAGAGCGATTACACCCTCAAGGTCATTTCGCAAATCCAGTTCAGGCGTTTCGATAGCTTCATGTGCTGAGTCGTACTGTAGGCTCAACGGCGCATCAATGTCAAGCGAAAGTGGGTCAATACTTCCATGCCGTCCAGCCCAGGAAATACCCACCCGTCCGCGATACTGTTCAAACTCTTCAACGCGGGACGGATCTGGCTTCAGAAATGGCCGGCGGGGGAAGTGTGAGGCCCTGAATCGGAACAGCGCCATCAGGTCGCCCGCCGGAATATACGCGTCATACCCTGCCGCCAGATCATCCAGCGCATTCACTTGACGCGTCATGGTATGCAGCCCCGGTAGACTGCGTGCCAGCGGCATTACCAGTCGTGAGTCACAACAATACGTTACCTGCTTGCAGCGAGCCATCGCTTCGGGGAGAACGCTGGCAAACAGAACTTCATCACCCACCCCTTGCTCGGCTATTACGACCAGACGCTCGACGTTCTCGCCTTTCCAAAAGGGGATATTCTTGATGCCGTACCGCATCGCTGCCGACCAGTCATCCCGGTATTCCCATCCATCCCATGAACTGAAGTCACGTTGCAGGAGGCGAGAACAGCACAGGTTATATTTTACCCGGTCATCGAGCCCAGCATAGGTCGCTGCATCGCCGTTTGCCCGGATAGATTTCTTAAACTGGCGCAGGGCGATATCGACCTTCAGCCTAGACTCGCTTCCGCGCCGAAGCATGAACTCAACGTCGGTGAGCAGACTCATGGTTTACTGGCCGGGGATAGGAGGCGTTGGCTGTTTGTTGGACTTGCCCAGAGGTGGGGCGCTGTAGGTTGATCCATCCTGTACATCTTTGGGACTCAGAGCCGCAGCGAGTTGAGCCTTGAGCGAAGCAATCTCGCGGGCGGCCAGGGTGCGTTCGACTTCTTCCTCCAGCTTGGCAGCGCGCTCGGCTTCAGCAACAGCTTTCCGGCGTTTCAGTTCAGACGCACGTTCCTCTTCGGAAGGCTCGAACTCCGCCGGCACATTCGTCCATTCGCGGTTAGGTGCGTCCCCCCGGCAGTGAACCGAACGACCAAAATCAATACCTTCGCGCTCAATCGCCGCACGGATCATTGTTTCGTTTACTTCGTGCTCAACACCTGCATTACGCATCGCCTTGAGGATATTCTGCTCTTTGATAACCATGTGATTCTCCTTGGATTGTTCGTTGTTATTCGACGCGATAGGTGCAGGTAAATTCTGCATCGCTCGGCGCAATGATGTGGCCTTCACTGTCACTCACGAGGACAGAGCCGTCGTTGAGTGTGACTTCCACACCAGCCATCAGATTGCCTTGGGCGTTGTAAACGTGATGCACGCGAGGGAAACCAACCAGGACGACGACCGGTTCGACGGCTGGTTCGATGACTGGTTCGATGACTGGTTCGATGACTGGTTCGATGACTGGTTCGATGACTGGTTCGATGACTGGTTCGACTGGGGTGGGAGTAGCCATGTGATTCTCCTAGATGGTTTCGGGGTTGTTTGGGCGGGTGTCGCGGAAATCGGTATTGTAGAATCCTGTGCCGACCAAGCACATGCCGGGTTTGTTGGCCACGACTCTACGGGCAAAACTCTCACCTTCGGGACACTTACCACAGGGGATGCAGTCCGCCGCATCAGCGAATGAACGGGTGAACACATCCTCGGCGGCACCGCATGATGGGCATTTGTACTCGTAGATGGGCATTATCCCACCTTCTTCAACTGGTGGCTGTGCAGAGGGGTTGAAACGGTTGTCTGGCCGGATTTACGAGCGATACGCGTCGCTTCAGTACGGTTGACGAACTGTTTGTCGGAAGTCATAAAACCCCGTCGTCCTTCGGCGTTCAGGTCATCATGATGCTTCCCAATGGGCGTAGTCTTGATGCTGCCAGAGGGGGTCTTGATGGCGATTCGGGTGATGTGTTTCATGGCGCGCTCTCCGCTAGTAATGCCGCGTAGGCGATTGCGTCCAGCAGGCTGTCCTCGTGCAACTTAGCCCCACTAAATGCCCTCACCTGCTTCAGACACAGTAGGAATTCCCATCCCTCGGATTCGGTCAGTTCGTTGCCGGTGATAATGTTGAATACTCGCACTGTTTTCTTCATTGACCGTTCGCCGAGAGGCTGGTCATACGCTTTGCCACGTTCCGCCAGAGTATCCGCCACCTCAGTGAGCAGGTCGGGCGCCGTCTTCATGCCTGTTTCTCCTTGATAGGCGTAACGGCGGCTGCCGGAACTGCCGTGGGGGTCAGCATCTCGCGCAACTGGCGGGCAAGTTCGGGGCTGGCGCTGACCATCGCCTTCAACTGCTCGAATATCTGCGCTTCGGTCAGTGAGTCGCGGTCGTCTACCACAGTCTGCTCGACGGCGGACAAGTCAGGCACAAGTTTCTTCAGGATAATCTGGATCGCGTTGATCTGTGCCGGGGTACGCTGTGCCTTCAGGTACAACCGCATCTGCCGGTCATACGCGTCATCACCGGGCATACAGCCAGGGCCTTCATCCGGAGGGGTCATCGTCGCAAAGTTGTCCAGCACATTCATCAGTGCAGCGGCTCTCAGATGTTCCTTGTGCTTGGGGTGCATAGCCATAATTATTTCTCAGATTTCAAAGGCATGATTCGCTCCTCGCGAGTGGTTGAGCGGGAGTATTTCGCATCTTATGTGCCGTGTCAAGCCTTTATTTCATGTGCTACATTGTTAATGTTGACAAAGGTATTTGGCGTAAAATATGGAGAGGGCCCCGCCAACGCAGCCAGACATGCATGGGGGGGACCCGCCCCCTCCCCCGGCCCAAATAGATTGCTTTTCCGATCATGGCCGTGCGCCTGGTGTGCAGCGCCTGGTGTAGGTGTGGTGTAGGTATAGCAGACGTGCGAAGCGGCCCGTAGAGGGCCGCCCGGTACGTGGTGAGGTGTAGGTATAGCAGACGTGCGAAGCGGCCCGTAGAGGGCCGCCTGATGGGTGTGGTGTGGGTGTTACGCCCCGCCGGGTTGACCGCGTGCGATGGATACCGCGCAGACGTCATAATCCGTAACGACGCCCCCCGCAAATGGATGCGTTGCGACGTATTTCGTTTTTACCAGTGCGCCGGCCGCGTTATACGTTTTATAAACATCAACAACAGTACATACGCGGGGAAACTTGTCGCGCGTGGTGTAGATCGTTCCGATTGTCCAATCATTCATAATATAGACCCCTCTTTGTTTGATTCGAGCCGTAATTATAGATGATATATTATTAATGTCAACTGTTGTTTTATAAATTATGGGTAATTTGTAGCACAGGTAGCAGCCGGGGGAAATAATGCGGGGGGAGGCCCGCTTAAAATTGTCTGTAAATGAGCCATAAATGAGCCATAACTGAGTCATAACAGCCAACCTAGCCGCCACGCACCACTGTTCCAAAAATGAAACAATCCCGCCGAATATCAACCACTGTTCCAAAAATGAAACAATCCTAGCATTCTGAATGATAAGCACAATACCCGCCTGCCCTCGTGCGCGCTCGCATGTGAGCCGTTGTGCCAGGTATTTAGCACAGTGACGGTCTATCGTCTATCGTCCATAGTCCGTTAAACCTGAAACAGTCCGATTCTTCCGCCTTCCTTATGTTATATAGCTTTATATGGCTTTTGGACTGTATAGACTATATATATAATTTATAAGAAAGGATATATAGGTATATAGATAGGTATAATATATATATATAAACCCATAGGTTAGTGAACGCAACATTTTGATCAAGTCCTGACGCCCTCTAAACCCTTATAAAATATGCTGCCTGAAGGGGGAAACTATGGTACGGACAATAGCAGACTTAGTCCTGATTTTTACACCAGTATATATAGTTGACTATATATAACCCCTGTGCTAGCCTACGCATCCCACTAGCTATATATGGAGTAATAAATTATGAACGACGAGATTATAAATATGAATGACGAGTATGCGGACGAATCTTTTACCCCTTCGGCTGCTACATTCCCGCCTATACCTCACCAGGTAAAGGTCCATTGTGCTAACCCATTCATCCAGCAAACAACGGCGAACACGCAAACAGTCACAAGCGCGATTAGTACAACGTGGGACATAAACGAGCAGGCGCAGACACTCGGTAGAGGTAATAAGAGCCGGGGTTATCGCTTGGCTGTTCAATACTGCTTCAAGATGGGAGTGGAATTGTGAGTAAATTTAGATATGAAGACTCCATGCGGGAGAAAGTCATAACTCCACTGCGGACGGAACAAATAGAGCGGGTAGGGATACCCCTCGTCAAGAAACAAATTAAGATATTCTTGAATACGCTGGAGAAGCGCGGCCCATCTAGAGCTCACGAAGTATTGGGAGAACTCACCTCCGAACCAGTTACACCCCTGCCGCTGCCGCTGCCGGTTGCACAAATAGGCCGGCCAATGCCTGAAAAAGAGATATCTGTTACGACTACGATCAGCACGACATATCAGACAGACGAAGCCGCAAAGATTCTAGGAAAAGGCAATAAAAGCCGGGGTTATAAATTCGCCGTTAAATACTGTTCCGAACATAATATTAAAAATAGTAGTTGACATTAATAATATAACCTGTATAATTTTAATCATCAACAGCGGGCAAAGCTGACGAGTGCAGGGAATCCCGAACGATCCGCCGAGAGGCGACCAGAAGATACAGCCCGCTGACTGATACTACATATAACATAAATAGGAGTAAGGATCATGAAACTATCTAGCATTGGCAGCAACCAAACAGAAGTAATACTGAGCAACGAAACGCGCATTTTGTTTAGTTACTCAACCCCCGTGGCTGCATGGATTGACGGCGAATATTTTAAAACAGACACGCGCCACTCAAACACGACACAAAGGCATATTAACGCCTGGGCACATCTGCCCGTCGTCCGCCCTCAATCATTTTTTGATGAATTGAGCGGATCATGAACCTGGCTCAACTGAAAGAAGCATTTTATAAGGCCCTCACTGATTGTCAGGTGAGCTATGACGAACTAGCCGAAGCCCGTGCCGCGTATATGCTGGCCTGCGCTCAGGCTGCATACGCCAGCGTCGGAGCTACGCCGTGACGTTCTGGCAAGTGGCCGAAATCTGCTACACATTCGCTGCCGTGCTGGGTGGATGCGTCGTGGGACTATGTTTATATTTTAAGGAGTAATTGAAATGAATCGCGTAATCGTGGACTTCGCAATTCAAGTACATCAATCTTACGTCATCGGCAAAGGCTATCAGATGTCGCATGGTTTGATATTGTCACACCGATTGAACGCGGAGCATCGTTACACGACGGGCTGGGCGGTCTATGACCAATTCAGCGGAATGCGGCTCAATACCGCATCATATGCCGCTAAGAATTCACCCGCTGAAGACTTGCGCCAGGCGAACAAAAGAATGCGCGGCGGATTGTTTCGTAAGCTGGCAATGGCGCGCGATAAAGTTACGGCTGCGCCTGTCGCGGAGGATTTTGCTGACTATTTGACGATCGCCGGTAAGTTGAAAAAATATCCATATGCCCCCGTTCGCGCCGAACGCATACCCACAAATATTGCCGGGTTGATTGGTGAGATCGATGTCGCGGTGTTGGGTGCTAACGATGTGGAATACTCGGCGTACATGCGTGCGCGCACGGCGAGGGAAAATGAAGTGATCCCAAAGAGCGCAACCCGTGAACAGGCACAAGCTATCCGTGGTGCGGGGGCCGCTAAAATTGCAGAATTATGTGCCGGTGTTGGATATGTGACGTTCAAATTGAATGGCGCCTCTTATAAAATTCTGAATTGCCGCGCCAATCTGTTGAAATTCCGCAAACAAGTAATGAGCAACAAAACGGCATTCGGTGCGCACATGGATAAATAGTGGTTGACATTATCAACATAACCTGAGATAATGACTCACCGTAACAAAACGACCAAAGAGGAGAACACCATGCTACACCTATCTGTAATAAACGACGGCGCCAGCTACAACGAACGCCAGAAGATATCCCGTCATCACCTGGGCGACTTCGGCCCGACCGAGCACATTAAAGAACTGCGCCCTATTGTGTCCAAACAGGCCCAACTTGAGCGCGAACAGTTTGGCTCAAAGTTTAGTCAGTCAGATATTACAGCGGCCTGCCGTGAGGTTGCCTCCCATGACCGGGCGAGTATCCTGGACGACATGCGCGGCAAGACCAGCGAGATTTTCGCACGCGGTAGAAAGTGGTTTGATAGTGTGTACGGTAACACGTACCACACGGTCATCATGACGGTGCGCGGCTATCCTGTTTATATCCCGATGCAGTATGGTTACGGTGAACAATGGAAACAATCCGCCGTCGAATGGTTGGTTAACGCTGGGCTGTTTCCTGATGTGAAGTATGCAAACGGTAATAGCAACAGGTCAGAGGCTTATAACGCCGTTACATGGGCCGAAGCTGCCTACGGCCTGAAGCGTGATCTGTGATGCGCGCCCGTATAGCGTTCTATGCAATGGGCCAACGGGATAAACACTATGGACGAAAAGCCCCGCCGTTTATCCGAGGTATTCCTGTA